CTGTTATCGACGGCTATAATGATATGGTAGTCGTCCTCTTGTGCCAATATTCGATGTTTCTCTCTCAATATCTCCATAGTCTCACCTCATAGCGGAAAAGCCCGCATATTTCGCCAGCGGTCTTACGATTCGAGGCTACTCGATCAATGGCTCGGATGGTCAGATTCGAAGATGAGCTTGCAGCGTATTTAGCGGATGATTCCGAGTAAATCAGTGTATGCGGCTTAATGCTATTTAAAGGTTCGCATAAACAAGGGAGGGGCTCTACCTAAAGACCGGGGTTTTACGCCCCTCTCCGCACCCCATTCCTATAACAAAATCCGCACGACATGTGACTTCCTCTCCGCCCTAAAGAGCGGGGCTTACTCCCGCCTAAAGACCGGAGTTTGCGCCCTGAATTTTTCTATCAAAAACAACATCGGGGTAATGACTACATTTAATCAAGTCAGTTCCCCCTCCGGATTATCATCGCCAGATCTGCGAACCTCTGATTCGATATGGGTTCGGAATGCAGGATCTTTGCGATCTCCCTATGCCCGATGTAGAGTTGTATGTGCATGACTGACACGGAAGATACAATTGCATCTATTTAATGGTTGCGGTGCAACAGAATTTCGGAGGTCATCCATACTTAATGATCTCACTTACATCAGGCATATCGAAATCAACGAACCGCTCTTTGAACTCACCAAATGATACCTCCAGATCATACTTGTTCAGCAGCTTGATATGTCCTTCCTGTTCTGGATTCCTTTCGAGGTCTGCATCCAAGTAAACAAGTGCCGCTTGCTTTGGAGACCAATTTAGCATATTCACGTAGCTCGATATTTGAACAGGATTATCGGGGTACTCCTTTCCTGTTTTGATATCCAGGAGGGTCCTCACACCATCAAGATAGCAGAACATATCGAGCCGACCGGCGACCGGTGGGATCTTGGAGAATACAGCCCTCTCTACACATATCGGCTTTATCCTCATCTGTAGTTTATCCCATTGCTTAAGGGAGCTGTCGATCCTCCTGTATACCTCAGACGTCTTCATCTTGTGAATCGGGTCCCTCGGGATATCCAGCCGCTCATTCGTATACCTCTGTAGTATCCTCCAGTGAACTAGGGTTCCGATTGCAGCATACGGCGTTGTATACGTACTTCTTTTCTTCGATCCACCTCCATGAACTACAGTACTCACGCTTGGATAGACCGTTGTTGGTTCTTCCATGAAGTAGTAATACCTACCGTATGGAGTTTCATACGTGCTCATTGGTTTATGATTGTTTACTAACATATTCAATATCCTCCGGTTCTATGAACTCCGGAACCACCGTGATCCTGTCGCCTGTTCTCTGGTAATTTAATATCAGTCCACAGACGTCGTTGGTGTTTCCCTTGCTCTCAATGTAAGGAGTTGTGTTCTGAAAGGTCCCTAGCCCTACGATCAGCTTTCCCATGAAGTCAAATACTATTCTCCGATGACAATGTCCAAAGAGATAGACATCAGCATCTATACCTTTCGCCATCAATCCCGTAACCTTTGACTTCAGTTTTGATTCACGGCTTCGACCTTTCATATTGGAGCATGATTTCGTCCCGTGGTGCATGTACACTTTGAGACCTCCCCGTATCTCAATGACATCATTGACCCTATTCCGGGTTGGTACGAACCGGAGATCCTCTCTCATCTCCGTGAGCCTTGCTCCGAATGAGTATTCCCTTCCGCCGATCCTCCTCAGGGAGTTGCAATGATTCCCCTCAATGAAATACGATCTGGAAAATCCTCTGGGATAATGCTCTGCTGCATAGATCTCATATTCCCGTATGCTATGCAGTGTCCTCTCTTCTCTGTGACTTGCCCACGACATTATCCCATCAATTGTATCTCCGCAATTCAATAGAGTCCCTATGCCCCGTCGTTTGCATTCGTTAATAAAGGCGTCCAGGAACTCGGTGTTTGCCCATTTCGATCCCAGATGGAGATCTGAGATGACAGCAGTGTGATATACCCGGTTTCCACAATGGAGTGATCTTCCGGTTACACTCCGTCTCTTCGGTGACGCAAGACCTAGTTCGTACCACCTCTTAGACCATGTTGTCCGGGATACCCTTGCAAACCTGGCACAATCCCGAAAATTCAGACACCTCGTATAAGTCTCTAATAACTTCTCTCTATTCCATGTCTGAAAGTCATTATTTATCCGAACGACCTCCTGGTTGATTTACCAGTCAAACTTCCGTATTCCACCCAGGTCAGATGCGTACACAAACTCGGTTGTTACATTCATGGGATTTCCATCAATCTCATTAATATTATAACCGAAAATCAAACCACATACATCCGGGATTAATCCCTTATTAGCTATGTAGCTAGTCTGACTCTGGAACGCTCCTAGTCCATATACATACATCCCTATATAATTGGGTACCATGCTGGCAATATGACAATGACCGAGCGCCAGTAGGTGGGGTCTTCTCAACATCCCGATAAGTTCTATTGACTTATTTTGAGCACGTGTAGATCTGAATTTACCACATCCCCCAGATCCATGGAACAGCTGAACACGTAATCCCCCATCTACAGTAACCATGCCCGGTATCGGATCTGACTTGAGGTAAGTGAGGTCCGGTCGTTCTCTCTGTATCGCGGCTCCGATGTCAAACCCATCGAGACGTCGTCCAACGCTGTCATCGTGATTACCTAATATAAATATATTATTATCAAAACCATCAGGGTAGATGTCAATACAGTAATCAGTCAGTCCATCTATTGCGTGAATGAATCTTTCATTTTTCGCACCGTGTCTCGGCATCAATCCCTCGGAGATATCCCCAGCATGGAGCAGCGTCTGTATGTTCCTCTCCTGACACAGATCCACAAACTCACCCAGGAACGTTATCTGTTGCTGCTTGGACCCGTAATGGGTATCCGATATCAATGCTATCTCAAATCTCTCTCCACTGGGATCTGCCTTCTCAGGTACCTGATGATATGTTCCGGGCGCTGCGGAGCTTCCGTAATATGAAGTACTATCATCTGATGATGATGTTATTGGTTCCAGTGAATCAGCATCACTTATGATATTAGTATTATCACAGTTCTTATCTGACCAGAAGTATATCCATTCTGCCGGAGTACATCCAACAAGCCGTGCACAGTCAATCATAGACTGGTTGTGTTCTACGAACAGCTCACGCATTTCATCTGCTGTCCAGTATCTTAGTTCGCAATATTCCTTATCCATATGTTCGATTCTCCAAACTGACTGTTTAAAAACGTCATCCGGTCATATCCTTTCATTATATTTAAACGTTTCGCTTAAAACAAGGATCTACCGGAATTTCGGGATGGAATATGCAAAAAAAATGTCAGTCCAGACCTCTTCGCAGCAGCTCGTCTATCCCTCCTTCTCCTAGTTCTATTCGGGTACCTCGCTTTGTCACTATGACTCCCTTTTCAACGTGGATGTGGGGGAACTCATCTTCCTCATCACATATCGTTTCCAAATGCATCCAACCCTAATTTCTCTTCTATCCCATCAGGCAGGAACGGAAGGTATACCCTTGGATTAACTCCTCGCCTCAGGTAGCTCCGAATCAATTCCTTCGGATCTACAGACCTCTTCATTATCATGTAGGCAAGGTCCCTTGAGCATCCCACAACTACGGTGTACGTTTTATGGTAATTTGTATTAAATCGTCCACCCCAGTTCCGCTCATTGTATGACCATTCACACTCCTCGACATCGACAGGTATTCCGAGTCCTCGGAACCTATCAGCAGCTGACTCGGCATCGTTCTTTGCATACATGAATGATCCCATGCCCTGAGTATGGTAATCCCCGGAGGATACGATTCGAACCGGAAACCATTTTCTCCGATCTTCGATGATATCATCCGGGTCAGTCATGTATCGATTAGCGATCTCGATCATCTTGTTATCCATATCACCTTTCCGATCGAAGAACGCCTTTATCTCCTCTTCAGGAATAACAGCCCCCGGTGTAAACACCCGTTCCCTCATCGCTTCGTGTTCCCGGATCATCTCTCCATAGAGCATCAGGTACTCGTCAAGTACACTCATGAGAGGTAACTATATCCACCGATGATATATAAGCTTATCTCAGTCTTCATAGCATGAGGTATGTTTTCGGGCATATCTCAAAGAGATGGAATATTAAGTCTCCTCCAGCAAGGCTGATTGTACCAACGTAATCTAGTATGTCGCTGGATTCTGTGATCGGCTAAATTGGAAATACAACCAACGAATCGATATACTCCCGACACTTTGAGAATATCGGGATCTCCTTGTCGACTTCCCACTTATTACTATCGTTCTTCTTGATGCAGGCACCTCTTTTCAGGTATGTGGGCAGGTCATTCCAGTTTACTCCTGACTTCAAATATATCATGTCCTGCATCTCATCCTGATTCTTTCCGTTCAACTCTGACTGGCTAAACATCGATTGTGCAAGCATCTGGATGGAGTTCCGGGTCCAGTCTTGTTGTCTGAATACAAACCAGTTAGTAACCTCTCTGACGTCCAGGTTGAATACTCTCCCATCAAACATCCCCACCTTATCTATCCGTTTCTTAAAGTTAAACCCCGTGGTAGCCAGGCTCGACGCGATCGATACCAGTTTCTGCACTCTGAAATCAAACCAAGGCTCTTCTACCAGAGTCTGATAATTAGTTACCAGTACAGATATTTCATCTGATTGAACGTATGCCAGTCTAGCTCCGCCTATGTTCTCAACCATGAACATAGCTGCATCCCACATACTAGCGATCAACTTCTCGTCAAACGGTTTCCCCATTCCTTTTGTCAGAGTATGGAAGTGCCACCCATCCACCTGGATGATCACCGGGGTCCGGTTCATCAACCTGGTATTGGTCACATCCATATACCCTCGCATCCTGTCTCCTAGTGATTGTGTTATGATATCACCCCGGCATAATCGCATATTATGGTTTATAAGTATTTCGGTGATCTGTTACCAAAATGTTTACAAGTTAAACAAGTCCACTTCTTTCCTGATCTTCTTTCCTGTCCTCATATCAATACCAGTTGCTTCAAAGATTCTCAATAGAGGAGGTATTAATTGCTTATTTATATAATATCCAGTATCTATCCGTCTCCCGTTCCTCCGGATAAATTCCAGGGTCTCCGCCCGGTCCTTAAATGGTTCGTTCCCCGCCATTATAAAGTAGGACATCCTGTCGCCCAGACCTGGTACCTGCTCCCCCCGTTCTTTCATTCGGTCGATCAACCTTATGTGTGTCGGTACTATTTTGTATCCAGAGGAGCCCTTATGGTAGTTCTTTGTGAGCACTAGACTATCAAGTATCTCCTCGTTGTCCAAAGACAAGTGATCTAGCCCTCTGACCACATTCAGCCCGTATTTTGCAGCTCCCTCAATGTCACCCTCCTTCAGGATGAGATCAAGACACTTTTGCATCGTCTCCCCGGTGAGCTTACACCAGTCCCTCCGGACGGTCTCTATACCCTTCGCCTTGATCTTATCTTTTATCTTTCCCTCCTTGGTCATCTCCATGAGCCACATTGCATATCGCTTCTTTGCCAGGAAGAGGACACGTCTGGCGTATCCCTCATAGTTAAGCTTCATCGGATATGGCATCGGTTTTGATACTATCCTTGCTACCTCATTCCCGACAGCATCAGCCTCTGCTATCGTAATATCACTATCACATATCAATCTGACATATGCCGAATCCGTATCAGTATATAAAACATGAAATTTAAATTTCTTCCCGTTCATCTCAAGGTTTTCGATCCCCTCAATCGCTGCTCTGACCTTGGCAATGGTATCTCGCCCATACGCGGTAACAGCACTTGCCACAGTAATGTTGAACAGCCTGGACCTCTTATATCCACACCATCCATAAGCTGCATTGATAACTATCTTAAAGGCGTACTGGATTGCATCGAGGACCGCTTTCTCATGCTTATCTTCGGTCTTCTTCATCTGAGCCTTAACAGCCAGCCTCTTCCGGAGGACTTCATCAAGCATCTGTGGTAGTATTCCTTGAAGCACATCCTGATTAGCAAACCGACCACCATTCGAGTCGGTATGAAACTTCCCCTCCTCCAGCTCCTCATCGATAATAACTGTTGTCGGGCATATGTTCTGACTGATAATCATGGAGGGATACAGGCTCTGCATATCAGTCAGTATGATGTGTTCGTGAAGACCTACCTCGGGTTCAGATACGTAGGCTCCCTCATATTCCACCTCTCTCTTATCGGTGTTGAACCCCAGGTCCAGGGGTTTCATCCTCATAACCCGATTAGCTCGATTAAATCGCTGGAGTAACATGAACTCCAGCATGACCGACTGACCACCCGTGATCACCGTCTGCAGGAGTATCCCACTGACCTTGGATAGTGCTACATACTTCTCCATCATCCCCAGATCGGTAAGTAGCATCAGTCCGAGTACTGAGTCTCTCCTTGCATAACGGACAAATTCAATGAACCTCTCGTCCCCCGAAAACCAGTACTCTCGCATCTTACTCGGAGGTACATCGAGCTTCTCCAAGTGAAGCAACTCCTTCGATACGTTCTTCAGGGTATACTGTGCCAGGCTGTAGTTCCGCCTCACCATTGGAAGAGTATCGACGACCACCCTGCCTGCTATCTTCGTCTCTCTCTTTCCTCCGATTGCGTGGATGAACCACTGAGATCCGTCCTTCCCAAAATTCAGCGGTATTCCCTGCATCCGGAATCTCATATCCAGGTAGGGTATATCGAACTCCTCTATATTATATCCAGTTATAATATCAGGATCATAATTCCTTATTATATTATGTAGTTCATTCAATATTGCATGTTCGTTCTTCATGAACATGATGTCATCCCGATAACATTCATGCTCCTTTGCTACAAGCACCATATTAGAGGTATTTCGATATGGTATATTAAATGCAAGGCTTATTATAATAACCGGACACGTACTCGCATCCGGAAAGCTTCCATCCTCAGGAGTCAGTACCTCGATATCTATGCTGAGTATCCGGAGGGGTGCATCATCCTCTTTATCTACTATCTTTATGTCCCAATAGTCTATCTCAGGTCCATCTACCTCTATCCATGACATCCCAGTAACATTCGTATCTGCCATGAACCGAGAGTTGAAAAGAATGTCAGCCTCATATACCTCCTGTATATAAGGCGTGGATCTGACTTCGTCCCGCAACCACCGGACATCCCTCGGAGATACCGTTGTCATCTTCAGCATCTTCATTGTCTTGGATTGATATCCGACAGGACGGTACCTATCCACTACTTCCACTTTCAGCTTTTTATCTCTGACCATCTTAACGGCGTCTGGGATATGATCGGCATCCACCCTTGCATAGAAGTATGGTCTGAAATTGTTCACCTCTATAGTTCTGGATCTCCCTTCAATATCCTTCCCGAATATCGATATGATAGGAGTATCATCCCACCCCATTTTATAATTAACATCAAGAACCTGCAGATGCATTCATAACCCTGTAACTCAGAGCACGTATTTAAGCATTTCCGTCAGCACACGTAAAATGTGTATTAGCAAACCTTTATATACCGTCAACTACTCCGCCCTAAAGGACGGAGCTTGTAGTTCCGGTTATGCTGGACTACATTCGGCTGGTTGACAGGGCAGCCTACTCAGGCAAGATATACCCGCCTGAGCTATGTTACGCGAAGCATTGAGGTCAGCATGGAGTTGAAATCCACATTGACGACAACGGAAAGCGGAGCCTTCACGGTTCCCTTTGTAGACGTGTCCGCACTTAGAGCACTTCTGCGAGGTGTACCTGGCGTCTACGAGAAGCGTATGCTTCCCAAGAGCTTCCGCTTTGTACCTGATAAACTGTTCCAATTGGTAAAACGACCAATTGTTGAGCTTGTGGTTGAACTGCTTACCTCTTCGCTTCTGGACTCGGATCTTGCTCAAGTCTTCAAGAGCAAATACCGTATAATCCGAGTTCACGATCTGTTTCGATATACAGTGGTTCACGTCAGTCACAAACCGTCTTTCCTTATCGGCGAGACGCTTGAGCTTGCGTTTTGCCGACTTGGTGCCTTTAGACTGCAACTCTTTCCGAAGATGAGCATACCTAGCTCTGGTATTTTTAACCTTCTTCGAGTTGTAAAACGTGTTATCGGAACAGACTGCAATATTCACGATACCTCGATCGATCCCAACCACCTTGAACTCGGTTACAGGTTCAAGATCATTATGTTCAAGGGACACGTGCAGATAGAACGTGTCGGATCGTCGATCATAGGATATCGTGGACGATTTGATCTTCCATCCAAGGTAGTCTCGATAGACCGGAGGTACGAAGAACGTTGCTTTGACCCGCCCCCTGGTGGACGCGATCGTAGCTATACCGTGGATCAGATTGACTGTAGCGACTCGTTGATTGTACCTCATGGCTGCAAGAGACTTGCGTTCTGGAAGCGTTTTGTATTTGATAGCTTTCAGAGCTTCGCAAGCACAATCTCTGGCTCCCTGGACGAGCGACGAAGGAAGATCCGTGCTTTGACGAACAAGCTTGTAGGTGGCGTGGTGGTTATCGACCTTGTTCCAAGTCCTGTTATCAAATCCCCATCGGGCGGATTCGTTGAACGCCTTGGTATAAGCTCTCATCGTATCAAGGAGAGCCATCCGATCTTGATCTGCCAACCCAAGCTTGAAAGTAACCGTCCTAAGCACATTCATATAGAAGGTGGTTATGTGATATATACTTTTCGGAGGTATAAGCATGCGCTCCTCCCCACCCTAAAGGATGGGGTCTCCGGCGCTGGGGTGTTAAGATGAAATGGTTGGACCATCGTACCAGGAAGGTCTCTGCACCGGGAGGGGAAACCACCTGGAGTAATACGCGGTCCACCAATTCTCCTACCGCAATCCTTAAATACAACATGTGGATATAACATGCTTTTATGGCAGACTTACCAACGCTGGATAATGCATTGCAGGATCTCGAATCCGAATGGCGATCAAGATCTAATACGAGAGCAAAGATCCTTACTAAGGCTCCTGATTTGTTATGCCAAATAGTTGAGCGTGATTCTCCAGATAAATCTGACGTGTGTCTGTATTGCCCCCTGAGTATCTACAACGATGACATGGGATGCCCCGATGTCTTCCAGCGATACAAGGAGGCTAAGACAGCGCGGGATGCAATGATGATAGCTGAGGAAGCTGTTGAATTCGTAGCCTGTGTACGTGCTGTAATTTCCGGTGGATAGAAAGTCCACCGGGTCCTGGAGAATTAAAAATAATGTTTGCACTAAGTGGTAGCGTTGAATTCATGCGCCGGATAATGGAAACGCTTGAGTTTCACATGTCCTTCGCAGAGAATAAGTCATGTCGGTTGACATGCCGTAAAGGTCATAAGTATGGCAAGGACTCACCTCTGTATGGTTGCGAGGATCATGTCATATGGTTCGAGTCAAATATATGCTCGATGAGCTTTTCCAATTGTAGGAGGGTCGACGATGGGACTAGAAAAGTAACACTGGATAAGTACAACGATGATACTTATGTTACTGATGGTAGGCAGTATGATGTTAGGGTAGATAGTGAAGCCTCCATCTTATTCGACCCGACGTGCTTCGCGATGACCCTGGCGATGAGAAATGATGATACCGAGGATTCGGTAGCAACCCTCTACCTAGAAGGAGAAAACAATGTCCTCTCCCTCTCGATATCCGAGGATATGCTGATGGACGAGGATGGTGTCTTTGTGGATATCCCGTTTGAGAGGATATCCTAACTACTTTTTCGTACCGTTAATCACAACTGCCTTTATGTATGCATCGAGGATCGCCTCGGTGTTGCTATCACCCCGACCAATGACCTCGAACACTGGTCTCCAACACATTCCAGCTTTCTCGGACCTGCTCTGTATCCACTTCGTTATTGTTGCTCTGTATCCGAGTTTGCCTCCGGATTGTTGATGAAGCTCCCATCCATTCTTCAGTATCTTGTTCTGAATAATGTCCTGAATCATGGGGTCTGACCAATAGCACTTGTTGAATCCCTCTACATGAACCCCATCTCTCGGTATTGCTTCAGCCAATATGGTACCTCCTCTATAATTTCAACATGGATTATGGTAACAACATCATAAGGTCCAACCGGGTCCCATATATCCTCCTGATCCTTCTGCAGGTCCTCCTTGAAGAACTTGCTAAATTTGTCCGTCTTCACAGGGGGGTTAATGGTCATGTCAAATGTGTCTTGAGTTATGATACCACGCTTGAGAGCATCCCAGAGCCTCATCCTGGTATCCTTCGTCACATTTCCTGCAACCCGGATGTGTGATCTGTCAGCAGAGGATATGCTCAGATCAAGTTGATCTCCTCGATGGGTCCTGTTAGCTTTTGCTGCCTTCTCCAGAGCCCGTCTCTCTCTCGGGGACATCCTCTTATATACTGGTATACCTCCTCCTTTGGATGTTGGTCTTCCGGTTGTTATTGAAGAGGGGATTCCCGCTAGGGGAATGCCCGCATCCTGTACTTCTTTCATTAAGACTCCTCTCCTCTCATGACCAGTTTCACTTCCAAGCACCTTGGTATCCTCATCTCGTTATCTATAGTTTCTAATATATAGATATCATCTGGTATCTCAGTTATCTCATTACCATCAGTATCGTAGGGTCGTTCCCAGTTCTTCTCGTCAGCTACGATGTAGGATAGTCTTGAGAGATATTCCTTGTCGTTGGAATACACTACCTTGATCTCTGCAGATCCCCAATGGTACATGTAACACCACACGACCTTCCCATATCCAGCCTTTTCGAGGTCCAGATACCTCTTATAAATCTCCTCCTCCAGCTCGTATTTGTTCTTCTCGGTCAGGGTAAGTTCGTCTGCCAACATATGCAGTTCATCAAATATATACATTGCATCGCATTCTTCCATATTACATCCCTCTCAGTGCTGAAATGAACCACGGATAATTATAGAACGTCGACCTGTATCTCTTGAAGTGCCACCCGAAGCTGTTATCAATAATATGCACCTCTCCGAAATCGGTTTCGGTCCTGGTATTCCGCCCGGCTGCTTGCACGATTCCGCAGGCTACCTGGAGATTGTATCTGAGTTCTCCATCAAGGGCATTCCGCTTCCGTATCCACTCGTCTCCTATATTCTCAAAAGGCATCCCGGCTACGATCCCCACTGGATACTCGTCCCCGGCTAGATCGAGTCCCTCAGCGAACTTCACACAAAGAAATATGCTATCGGGGGTATCCATCCATTTCCGGAGACACTCCTCTCTATGATACTCCTTCTGTATTATTATCTTGTTAGCTGGATGATAATCCAGTAATTCGTTTCCGATTGCTTCAGCATATTCATAGGTTCCACAGTGAACTATGGTGTGCCTTTGAAACTTCATATGAATATCCATGATTCGGATAGCAGCCTTTGGAGCTGTTGCCATCCTATCTTTCTTTCTAGCAGATCCAACATCCCCGTGATAATATATTAATCTCTGATCTACAGGTATGGAATGAGGCATCGTGATAACCCTGTGTTTGATATCAGGACCGACGAGCAGTTGTGACGTTGGAGTTCCGCTCGCGAGCACGATGAACCTGGTATCCTTCATGATCGATTTGAAGGCGCTCTTTGCATCCAACAGCTTGAAGCAGAGCGGAGTTTTCTTGTTATCTTCCTTTTTCTTCTTACTGTTGGGATCGACGTACACGATGTAAGGTACCTTGTCATATATGTTAAACATCGCTCTGCGGCACTTCTCCGCCTTCTCCACATCCCTCATGTACATCGACTTCAACGTCTTGACCTGTCGCTGGAGTCGGATGTTATCTGGGTCACTCGTTAACTTGTCGGCATATGCACCCATATTAGTTGCCCGGTCGTGAATCTCGTCTTCCAGGGTGTCCAGGTACAAACCGAGACTCTTATACAGGTCGTTAGGGTCTACCTCCGTAGGTAATTCGAACGTGCTCTCTGATATCAGGTGATCAAAAAGATTTGCCGACTCGTCGACGAATAACATCTTTACCGAACTCCGCTTACTGGCATCTGTATAGAATCTGGTAAACGTCTCCGCCCCGAACGGAGCAGCGTTGAACCTGTCTCTCGCCTCCCTATATGGACACCTCTTACACTTCTCTCTCACCTGGTATGCTCTCTTATTCACCTTCCTACTGCCTGGTATCTCTTCCAGTGTCTCATAGGGACAGTCAGCTGCGGTAAGCTCATCGTATAGTATGCACTTGTATTTATTCTTCCCCAGCACCGTCGGTAGTGTGAATAGATCATTCTGATCAAGTTGATTTACCAGATTAATAAGTGGAGTTGTATATACTGCCTTCTCTCCATCTGATGCTTTTAATATGTGGTTAGCAAATATATTTCCTATAACGTATCCTGTAAGGCTGTTATGAGTAACTACAAAGTCACCAAGGAGATATAGTCCATCACCATCGAGTAGGAATCCGTAGTACTCTTCATCACCTATCGGATCTACTCTGAATCCAGATACTAGAGGAACCCTCTTTTTATGTACATACGAACATTTCTTTCTAGCAACTTTACATGGTATCTCACATACCTCTCCGGATATAATTATCTTATGATAGATTCCCTCGAATCCAGTCGACTTTATACCCGCCGTTTTAAGTGAGTGCCTTGCTTCAAATCCGAGAGATCTTGCCAAGAACATGATATCGTTGGATAATCCATCATACTTTGTTATTACTTCATAGCATGAGCTATTATGTAGATATCCATCTGTATCCACTATACCAGCGAGTATCTGTAATCTCGTCTCTCTGTCGTTAATCATATACTCTCTTGGTATTCTTTTCTCACCGTCTATGATACAATTATTGAGAATGTAATATCTCAATGTTGACATCTGCTTGGCTTTTTTAGGATGACCTCTATCATCATATGTTTGAACACAGATATACTCAGCAGGTTCACTTCGTTGATTGTCATGTATCTTCCATGTGTACCCAATTTCATTTGCATAGGCTTTTATAAAGTCGAGTATCTCACTATCTGGGTTCGTTATACAGATTGATCCTGTCTTATTTCCATCACCTATCCATAATCCGATGAAGTATGGAGACCATATGACATCTCTATGATCAAACTCCACCCCAGTTCGCCACAATTTCATGTGGTGTTTGAAGTTCTTACTCTTACCGAGATATTCATCCAGTGAGATATTAATGGTATCTCCAAACCTGTACATCGGTCCCTCCTCGAAGCTATTCCTGAGATTGAGAACGTGGTCCCCGTTACACGTAAAAGACTCTCCCCACGTCGGGGTTATCATGTACATCGGTCCCACTCCTCTTGACACCGATACAACATTTCTCGGCTTGGAATCCGGACCCATCAATTTATCTCCCGGAACGATACTATCTGCGGTCTTTATTGATCCATCGAACATCAGAATGGGAACATCCGGACCATGGCACTTGCCTCCGGCTGTAGGAACGTTCAGCGTTGTTACCTGAGTGCCTGCAGCGTAAGCCTCCAGAACCTCTTCAATCTGTCTCCTTTGATTAGGTCGGAATGATGGATATGGATTATATCGATCAATCTTGCTTTTCAAAAATTCTAGGTCTACCATACGCTGATGTTTGTATCCTATCCCGTATAAAAGGGTTTCGCTACAATTCGGCAAGCTTCTCGGTGACCTTCCGGATCGCGTCTTCCTCGTTACGGATCATTCAACTCACCGCTTTTGCAAGAGCGATTGCCATCCTTCTGGTATCATCCAGAGTTTCCGCCTTGAATCCTACCGGGAGACTGTAGTCGTCGTCGGGGTGTTCTCTCAGGTACTCCGGACTCCATCCGGAAGTTGCTGTAAGATCTCCCTCCTTCACCTCGTCACCAATTCCGAACCCGTGAATGACCCGGTTACCTATGAGATCTCCACCTGGATACGTATATCCGGTTTCGACGGTAGCTGAAGGATTCCCCTCCATCTCCCATTTCTCAGTTCGAATCTCGTATCCCTTGTCCTCGAATACCTCAGTATCCAGGAGGGTTCTCTTTATTTCAGGATCTTCTCCCATTTTCCCACTTCTCCAAAGTATCATATGCCCGCTTGAAGACTCGCCCATCCTCTTAGCGGTCTCTTCACCGTACTTCGCCACTACTTCTTCCCAGAACATTGCACTCTCCACATCCTGTGATCTTCCGATACAACTCCTCCATCTTGGTCAAATTCTCCAATTGTTCCTTCGTCACTATTTTATCATATACCGCCAGGGACATGAACTCCTCCAGCTCCGGGGTGGGTTCCTCAATGCACTTGCTGCAGACAACCAACCTCTCTAGCTGATCGTCCCCCCATGTCATCTGAAAATGAGTAGCACATCTTGCACAGACATCTCTATCGCATACACTGCATCCATTGAACTCTGATGAGTTCAACAGCTTCCCGCAATAATCACAGTATATCTCTTCAGCTTCGATCTTTTTCTTCATAATATCTCCTCAATTATGTTCTTCAGGACATCAAGTCCCTCCTCTTGAGTCGTGAACTCGTCGTCTAACTGCATCTGATATACCCGATCCAGAATCTTCCCATAGATAGGTCCCGGTGGTATATCTGGGGCAACCATCATGATATGTCTGCCGAGGATAAGAGGATCAACTTCGTTCTGTACCTCTTCATATATCTCCAGAATCTGGCTGAGGAAATCCTCGTCCTGTTTTATAATATCATCGGAAAGACCCCGGCTAAACTTGTCAGCCCGAAACATCCGGACGATCTTGGGTACATTGGTATTAACTACCAACCGCTTAACTCTCCTACGGGTAGCTTCCCCGTCATACAAGTTCATATGATTGAGGACAAGATTTGCAACCTCATCGATGAACTTGGTATCGGTAGTTAGCCGCCTCGGGAACACCTGCCTGACGATATTCATGGAGGTGATATTATGACACTTGGTTCCATGAATTTTTCCGACATCATGATATAACCGGGCGAATTGCTCCTCTATAGTTCTGGTCTCTACCGGCTCGTAATCTATTACTCCCATGGTATGAGTGAATACATCACCCTCGGGATGATACTCTCCGTTCTGGTCAACTTCAGATAACATCCATATCTCAGGGAGGAGGTGTTCCAGTATTCCCAACAGATCCATCAACCGGAACCCATACGACGGTTTAGGAGCCTTCATCAAGATATCGGAGATCTCCCCGAATACCCTTTCGTTCGAGAGATTATATACATCTCCGACATTCCTCCGGATTAGATCTGCAGTATCCTTCTCGATGATGAAGCCGAGCCTGGCGGCAAACTTAACCGCTCTGAGCAGTCTCAGGGGGTCCTCCATGAACGTATACTGATCGGTCGCCCGTATTATCCCGGCTCTCAGATCTTCCCTCCCTCCGTGGAAGTCCAGGATCTCTCCGGACATCACATCTTGTAGCATGCTGTTAATCGTGAAATCCCGGCGTCGGCATGCAACCTCTGGTTTGATGAACGGATCGCTATCCACCTCTATGGTCTTGTGACTTCGTCCGGTCGATGTCTCCCTCCGTGGCACAGCAATATCCAGGTCACCTATCTTGATAACTCCGAAACTCTCTCCACAGAGAGTAGCTTTCCCATACTTGCTAACGATTCCTAATAACTCATTAAACTCTACTCCATATACCTCGATATCACGGTCCTTGGGAATGGTACCAAGAAGCTGATCGCGTACACACCCACCGACATAGTAGACGTTTCCTCCCTCTTTTATAACGTCGTCACTGATAGACATTGCAATATCGATCGTGCCCATGGATGATGTCATACCTAATATTACTTATAAAGCTTTCGCTCAAATTCCGATAGAAACTCTTTTATACTCGAAAGGATACGATAGATCAACCAAAGGGTGATTGAGTATGTATATGGAAGACGCCGAAACTCTCACAGAATCTCCCAGTATCTGGGAGATACTGACATCGGAGGAAAGATGTAATGTGATCAGTCGTGCGGTCAACAGTAGCCCTGGAACCTTCCCAAGCTGCCTTGCTCGGGACTTCAGCGTTCCGTGCGCTGAGATTACCCGACATACAAAGAAGCTTGAAAGTTCTGGTTCCATCGTCCGGGTACACCAGAAAATGATTGTTACAGCCGGGGTCAAAAAGGGTACGCAGAGATACAGTAATGTCCGTGTAAACCGTCTGTATCCTGCTGGCAAGGTACCTGAGATCGACTACGAGAATGAGAGATTCGAGCCGACATATAACAATGCATGCACACGTCTCTGGTACTTCCTAAGCCCGAAAGAGAAGATGGATGTTATCGTCCGGGAAGTCAAGTCCAAAGGAGATTTTGGACTAACTCTGGATGCCATATCCAAACGGATCGGCATGAGTAGAGCTGTTGCCGCTAAGTGGGTAAATAGAATGGTCAACTCTGGTCTGTTTGAGATCCACGTTGATGACAGACGTGGTGAATATTACACAGCGACCTGGAAAGCAATCCGATCCCGATCATCAGTCGGTTCCGGGTCTCTTGTTTCAACCAGGTGATATCCATGCCCAATAACTTCGATGCTGTTATCCGGGAGATTATCTCCTGGAACGATCTTGGTAATATAGACAACGGATGCCTATCCCCTATGTCCCTCGAACTTATCCGAGAGCCTGGTATGTTTGAGTACCTCATAGGAATCTTGAACGATCCAGATGACAATGTTATACGGGCTGCAATAACAGCCATGGGATTCCTCGGTGATCCCAGATCGATACAGTACATGGAGGAGATGATAAAATGCGAGCTAATTAACTACATTGACGACGAATCTATCGAAGCAATGATACGAATAGGTCCGGATTCACGCGATTGCATTATCAGGTTGATTAATTACGGAATTCCAGACCTGACCACGACTATAATAGATGCATTCGAGGGAGTGAAATACGACTGGGTATACGAGATGTTCGCAGAACTCCTCGAAAGTGACGACCCAAATACACGCTACATCGCAATCCGTGCGCTGTATCTTACTGGGAACCCATCTGCATGTAACGACGCTGAATATGCTCTTAGGCAAGATGTTGATATTAGAGTCCGTATCTATGCACTTCGTATCCTCTACGAGTTCGGAGTAACAGAACCCATCATAAAGGCTCTGAGCGATGAGAAGAGCATTATCAGGACGAATGCAACCAACTACATCGAGGACCTGGACCATCCCGATGCCATACCATCGTTATGCCGAGCCGCTGATATCGAGACCGATGACATGGTCCTTGAAAACATGCTCAAGTCCCTGGGTCGTATCCGATCCCCCGATGCAATCGATGTCTTCATCAAAGCCCTGCGTCACGATAATGAGGATATCCGGGAAAATGCCATTCGGGGACTTGTCAATCTCGGAGATGACTCCCTAGAAGCGCTGTCAATGGCTCTCAGGTGTTCTGATCCATACATCCGGGAATGTACTGCAGATGCCATCGTCCGTATCGGCTCTGATGCTGCAGTCGACGTTCTGATCGTTGCCGTCAAAGACAGCGATCCCCGAGTTCGGAGACGCGCTGCACTATCTCTTAAATATGTTAATGACCCCAGGAAGGTGGATGCTCTGGAGTCTATTGTGAACGATTCTGAACTTCGGGTCCGGAATGCTGCAAAATTCGTTCTAGGACGGAGGATGGGGTAAATATCTCTTCCTCCTCCGTCAACTCTTTTAATCGTAACCTATACAGCCAGTCATGGAACTGTCCGGGATTGATAAATTCTGGTAACTTGCTTTCCTCGAAAGCCCTATCTAACTCCCTTATCTTTTCCTCTACTTCATGTGCATGAATTATATTAGGAGTTGGATTAAACTCCAGCTTCTCCTCGGTAAGCAGAGTTATCCCGAACCTGGCTGTCCTCCAGGCAGATCGGAGACCCTTTGACCCAAGGTTTCTCTTGTAAGCATCCTCATATTGGCTTGTTGCCATTCCCTTGACGGAATGATAACTTACCTTAGAGAGGTTACTTGCTACGATCTCCTTAAGTTCTCGGTGTTCCTTGGAGATAGTACTGTTCATCTTCCCACAGACCATCCAGATAGCATTCTGGTTGCCCTTGATCAGTTGATGAAGGAGGTGACCTACCTCCCAGTAGGTTACCTCGTATACGTGCCTCTCTTCCCCTATTACGAACTTCTTCTGTGGTAATGTCTTCGGATAAGGTCTCTCTGACAAGATGTCTCTGGTAGGTACTGCATAGATGAGACATGTGTCGTAGTCCGATGTCGGAGTCTCGTCTCCGAATAACCGGGACCCCACCGTTGTCTCAAATACCATTTTCCATCCATTATCGAATGCCAAAAGCTGTTCTGACATTGCATCCCTCGCCTGGAATTCGCTCCGTTGGTTTTTCCCCGAAGGTCGGATCATCTATAAGTACGATAGGCAATCTGTCCGTATATATAATTATCCTACCGTTATTCCGATGTTCCATCATCCACCCCGATCACATCACGCAGTTTCATGTGCAACCATACTGCCTTGTTATTCCCGTTTATATTTTTTACGGACGATATCCGTTGCCATGGTACTGCCTTCGTAAAGTCCCTGAAGAACTTGGTCTTGCTGGGGATATCGATTTTATTCAGCATACAGAATATTGTATACGCTTCATAAACATCGCTCTTCACAGTATCAGAGTCCGGGTCTTCCTCGATATATCCCTCGACAAATGAGGTAATCGGATCGGATGCTGTCAGATACTGAGTTCTCATGTCCTCGATACTAAATGCGTTGGAGAACTTCCTTCGCTCCAGGAGGTTCCAGAGGTAGGGAATTACCAAATTAAGCAGTCCGGACAACTCCTCCGGTCTGATCGCTCTTTCCAGAAGTTCGGGGTCTTGGTCACCCTCTCGGAAAACATGGTCCAGGTGGAATATCTCTATCCTCCGGAAAAATCCCGTAGTGTCGTCATTCACTCTCGGTAATCGGTTGGTGGAGAATACCATCTTTGCGAAGTTCACGAAGTCAAACGGATGCTGGTTCTTCCGTTGAGCCCGGACTCTAGCCTTATCCGAAGTTAACATCTTCAGCATATTTATATTCGCTAGAGTGCTCTGTTCCATGTCATCGTACTGGTTAACACACTTCTGGAATAGCTCTGCACTCGCAAATCTATCGTTCTCCAGGTCATGTATCGACGCCGATGATACGTTCTGATCTCCGATCATCCTGCATACAATATCTATGAAGTGTGTCTTCCCCGTACCACCGGGTCCAAGGAGGATAAACGCCTTTTGGACCGGGTACCCCCTGTATAGGCAATATCCGATGAATTCAAGGATCTTATTGTGATCCTTCTCCTTGAATATCGTCCGGATGACCTTCTCGGCATTTGGACATGTTGCCTTCGGGTCATATTCGACCGGATGCTGAATTCGCGTCGGATAATCCGGGGTATGCGGGCTAAGTTCCAACGTCTTGATGTTAAGTAACCCATTCTTGAGATTGATGATATCCAGGTCCTCATCAAATTGCCTGATGTACCTGTATGACATACCCCGAATAATGCTCAGGACTTCCCTGAATAGATGGTCACTGTATGCAGTATTCCCGCCCTTTTTCACGTAGGGAGCCAGGTATTCCACCAGGACTCGATGGATGAACTCCTCACCATTACTCATATATCGTCCGTTGATATATGTGAGGACCTCCCTGGTTTCCACAACACAGATCACCGGCACATAATTCAGTATCCACCGAGCCAATTCATAGTTGTTTATGCTGTCTACTTCTCCCGTCCGGGAATTTATATGCAGACAGTCCTTAAAATTCAGATATTTCTTACTAGTCATGCTCTACTCCAAATCCTCCCTCCGCTTTACTGCCAACAATGCATACCCCATTATGTCAGCAAAGCTGTTCTCATCGTCATTTCCGAATACCATCCGGAACATCTTATCCCACATCCGAACAAGTGTCAGTAGGTTATCATACTGCTCGGGCATTATCCCGGTTGGATACAGAATCCGGAGGATCTCTCCACTCTTACCAAATGAGTCACCATACTGCTCTTGTTTATATTCGACAAGCTCCGCTGTATCCGCTGCTATCTCTTTATAACTTCTTCCCATATTATCACTTATCTAACAATAATCGTACTTGTGAGCTTCTTCAAGCTCCTCTACTATCTTATCCCACTTCTCTGCACTCACAGTCCGATAACATTTCTTACACAGGTGCTCCCTCGGGTCTCCTATAGACCATTCAGACTCGCTTGTAGGATACTCCTCTCTACAAAGGTAACACCGGAACATAACCCGCCCTTCCTTCTCACACCTATCGCATATATGTACGAAGTTAGTATCGTAGGAAGCTGCCCTGACACCGATCTCCTGGATATCATGGCTCTGAGGATTGCATCTCTGTAGAGTCCTTAGTGCATTATCCAACGACTTCTGTACCATGAACCTACCGCATATCGGACACGTCTCCAGCTCAGCAAACATCATGAGAACATGCCCACCGCTGGACGTATCCATGACTCTCGGAGCAAGGCTGCTCATCTCCATTACGAGTTTTGCTAGAGGATCGAGCAGCTTAAGGTAGACGATCCGCTCTACCTCCATATCAGTGAGCCATGACAGTGGCATGTAGTAAGGATCTTTAGATGCATATATATTGTAGAACATTGGATGACCAGAGAACACTGCACATCCCATCTCCTCCCTCTCTCCGAGATCCATCATCTCAATGTCCTTCAATACGCCAATATTATTTATCCTGGTTTCCAATGTACTGATGAACTGCCTGTTGGGTGTATCACTTATCCTCATCTCTGCTTCACGTTGTCTTCTCTCAATCATTTCCTTAAAACCGGGAGGGGCAGGTTCCCAACCCAGTTTCATATTAATTTCACGATCTCTCGTCGTATTCATGCCGATCACCAACTTCAAAGAACCAGTATCCCGGCTACATCCGCTACTACGAAGGCAATACTTGTTTTCTACCATACTATCACGGGACTATCTTTGGACAGAACAATCGTTTCAGGAGATTCATATCCTCACCTATTTAAATACCCTTCGGGGGAACTCGTACTTCCTTCGGACTCCACCCCAGTTACTCACATGGGAGAAATATCCGATGACCCTCGTAACGTGATCCACTATCTTACCACTACATACTGGACATCTTACAGCATTACCACATATGGTGGTATGTCCATTCTCACACGTTCCGAAGCCATAATTTACAGCCAGGTGTCCCACGCCATTATTGACTGAGAATAATATGAGTTTCTTCATAATATCCTGATCAACTATCCTGTCCTGCATATTCAAATGCAAGATACCCCCGCCACTCAGAACTTCCATGAACTTCCCGGTGGTCGTTATTCTCTCTGGTAGTGGTACATCTTCTATAACCGGTATATACTGATTCGAGTATAGCTCGAATGGAACATTATCCTCTCCGAAGATCACCTTATCCTTCTGACAGAGCTTCCCAGCAACACTCTCGCCCGGTATCTCTTCCACATTGAACGAGTGCCCGGTCTCTTTACTCGTCTTGACAGCAAACTCCTCAATGCACCTGAGGACTTCCAGAGTGAACATCTCGCCTTCTTCAGACCTGATGTCCATACCCATCAGCTTATTCATCTCGTAGATCCCGATGATCCCGAATGTGCTGAAGTACCTCCTGACATCCAGCCACTTGAGCGGGTTGAAGAACTTCAGGAACTCTGCTCCTATCCTTCTCTCAATGATATCTTCTCTGTGAGTTATGAGCAGATCTCTCGCCAGCACCAGAGCATCATCCAGTCCTTTGAAGAACTTCTCTCGGTCACCCTTTGCTTTGAGAGCGAGCCTCGGTATATTCAGTGTGACCACCCGAGTGCTTCCTATGTTCATCCCGCCGTTCCCGAAGGTATCTGACCTGAAGTTCATCCTCTCCAGATTATTTACCAGGCGACAACAACTTGCAATTTTATTTCCCTCATTTATATAAATATTGAAGCATCCGTTCTCCAGATTCGCCTTTGCAACGAAGTCCAGGAACTCAGGGTCCATGACATCCTTATTCTCATCACAACATATGTTCATTGTAACAATGGGAAAGCGGTATGGCAACTTGCTTACCGGATCTCCCTTGCTAAACCACTCCGAGAATATCTTCTGGATGTGCATCACATAATCGTAATCCACCTCGGACCCATCCGGGTACCTGTGATATTCGAATAACTTCTTCAAATTCGGCATGTCAAATATGCTTATGTTGGAGAAGGGACTATTCCCAGATATGAACACCTTTCCGTCTCGCCGAAATATCACAACACCCGCATCAGTAGTTGGACACCAAACGATACCTTTGTAGTTGATTACAGATTTGTCCTTCAGACTTTTAACTGATCTAACGTATACAACTACATATATAGTATCCTTGTTATTAGATCCTATCCTTCGGTTAGTTACCCTGCTACCATACCCGGCTAATACACAAACATGTTGAATCTCATCTGCGATTGAATAACTATCGCATTGAAGTTTCATTCGTCCGTACTCATCTCTAGCAACGTGTCCATCAAACATCGCCCACGTATCAATAAATAGACGAGCCTGACGTCTACTGAGTTTATATATCCAATCTGGAAGAGTATCTCTGGTACGCATCTCCTGAAGTGCAGATGGCATAGCACTAAATGGGAAGAAGTAGTTCAGAGTATCGTTGCCTCCGATAAATCCACTCTTTTTAATATAGATACCATAATCTATGTTCCCAAGTGCCTTCTTTATTACATCATGACCATCTCTCTCAGACGACTTCGTTATTGTAATGCGTCCAGATCCTCTCTTTCCGAAATAAATAGATCCATCAGTAAGGATGATCGCTGCAAGTTTGATATCGTTATCGGATATCGGATAGTCGTCTGCCTCGTACTTTAGTGTTGCGATCGGTATTGTTAACGGGGTCTTCATACCAATGAGGTCATGTGATGGAGTTAATAGGAACTCATCTGAGTTGTTTTTCCTATGAAGTACCAGGTGATTTGGTGTAACAATTTGCGTTAGATCTCGTCCACTATATGCGTGCATAGGACCATCATAATCATACACGTTGACTTTATTCACTGTCTGAATATCCAGAGTTCCCTCATTCCATACATATATAGGATCTCCCATATTTAATTCATTGTATCGCTTGAATCCGTCTGGTGTGAGAACCTCGGTATCTTCATCTACACACTGCCCAGCCACCCGAAACGTGTTATTCGTCACATGTACAAACTTCTGGAAGTCATTCACGATCGTACTGTCGTTCAGTCCTTCCTTCTTCGCGTACCAGGCGTAGTTTACAACGAGATCTCCGAGAGCGACTGCTCCAGCAAACTGTTGACTGAGATCCATCAAATACTCAATGCATTGAGCCATGAAGCTGTCAGCCCTCTTCGGAGGCAGACTATGCAGAGGTCCATATGGTCTCCCTTCCAACATGATGGGAGTAGTTGAGACCGACGTACAGTAGACCTCTTGGATACCGACCCCTGAGGCATCATGGAAGTACACATCTCCCTTTACAATCGAGCTGAGCATCTCGTTGGCTCGGGCTTCTCCGAATCTCCGTATCGCATACCGATACAGCAGATAATATCCCTCTACCTTCTGGACACCTTTGACGATCTCCGCCCCGTAGTTATTTGGGCTGATGTCCTCACCCGCGTTAGCATTGCTATCTACAGTTACATCGGTAAACACTTCGGTAAAGTAAGCATGAGACATGCCTCCAACGTCAAGACACCGTCTGGATATCCCCTCGATATCTAGCAGCATCCTTCCCTTCTCACTTTGCCCGAATGAATTATACCAGCTGTCAAATTCATCACTGAACGTCGTATCTATTATCATTTTATCTCACTTCAACGGATCAATAACATGCCCACTAATATTCTCTCTCTGATATATTCCATCATATATCTTGGATGCTTCAGCATCAAGCTTTGTAAACTCGATTTGAGCCACCCTAGCATTCTGATAGACCAATACACCATGCTGATTAAGCACGGTCAAAAGAGACTGACTCCTTCCGAAATATCCAGGGTCCCATATAGATGTCTCCATTGAACATCCCATCCTGAGAAGGCTGGACCTCGGTTTTGCAGTTCCCCTGTAATCCTCAGGTACATGAACTACTTCATTGAATGTTACCAGATAACATCCAGGAGTCAGAACATAAACTAATCCTCCAGTTTTTGACGTGGTCCATGATCGAGCCTCTTCGACCTCAGGCAGAACTCTCTTGCTATTATCAAAGTCGATAGTTCCTCTACCCAAGAACATCCCTATCTTCTTCACGGTGAGATCAACACCACATATCTGTTCTTGAACCTTAGCATCGATCATGTCCGTAACAATTCCCCGTTCAATTATCTGATTTCCAGTCAATACCATTCTTATCCCTCTTCCAAACTTTCTGATTACTACTTGCCGGAAACCCACCATCTTCCAGGTCTCTGATATAAGGACCATCTATTACCATGCGCATCAGGTCCCTGATATCTTCCGGTATATCTTCAAACAACCATCCTGTATACAGGACATTATATAATTTTGAACCCTCGGCTATTTCTTTCAACGCATCAGGTTGTTGTAGTGGTTCCCCCCCGACGAATATGACCGCCTCATAGAAGCCTTCAAACCTCCTAAGCACCTCGATCACATCATCGGTATCAGCATCAAATCCACCATTATCGTCCTGCAGTTCCGGATTCTGACATCCAGGACATCCCAAACTACATCCCTGGAAAAAGACATTCAATCCGATCTTTCCAGGCGCGTCTATCATCGAATCTGATATACCTGCACATTTAAACTTCACAGACTCACCGCTGCTTTGTATCCATACTACATATTTAAAGGTTTCTACATGCCCGAAGCTCTTAAATACCATCACTTCCATAGGTATGCCATATGATCCGTATCTTCATGATCGCTGCCTGTCTCATATCGACAGTTACAGCTCAAGCTCTATTCGAATCAACCCAGATTAACCACTCAGATGGTAACTGGGAAAAGGAAGTCAGCTTCGAGTACAATGACTCATATTACAGCTTCACATTCCTAACTGCTAATAACACTTGTATATATTATTCATATAATACAACCCCTCAGGTATGTGATCTCAAGAACACCATCATCGAGAAATTAGTCTTGAATCATCCCTGGGTACCTTAGTGCAGACGGAAAATATCAGACCTTGGAGGTCTGACACTCCGTCAGAATGACATTCATCCTACGGTCACCTCATCAACAACCACATCTACATCAGCTTCAATCCACTCAGCTACAAGTCTCCGGTGACAAAATTCACCAGGATCCTCCCAGCAGACCAGAATCCTGTCCTCCAGTGTCTCGTAGACCTCCCTTGGATTTAATCGAACCAGGACCTCATTCTGGTATCTCCAGGTGAACTCTTTTATCATCCCGGTCTTCCCCAGATGCAGCATATTCCAGGGAGGAGCCAGATCCACGTATCTTAGTCCTACATACCAGTCTGGTATCGTCCTCGATATTGCAACAGCTTTCGGGTCTGTACCTGATATCTTGAAGCTACTCGTCTTCATGACTGGAACCTCCGGACTCTACAGCGTGCCCATCCTCATCGGAGGCACGCTTCCGAGCCCTCCGACTTCCCTCCGCCACCGATCCTCCCTTCTGAGAGTGATGTTGCTCTTTTTTAAACACCATGTCTACAACATCCTTGCCGTAGATGAGGGCTTCGAGCTTCTCCCAGACTGAGGTTAGTCCTGGACGATCTCCGGATTTGAGAATGTTTTCCAACATCTCCTCCAGTATTTCGATCTCATTATTATTTAGCTTTAATAAACTAAACCTCGGAATAGCGGCAATCTCAGGCTCATCGATCTCCATCCAGTGAGTTATAAGATGAGCTGATTCTGGATTGTTAATATCAATCTCAATTGCCTGGTCCCTAAGAATCCATGAAGATCCGTGCCATGCCAGATATCCCGGCGTGAACATCATCTCCTCGGCATACCAGAGAAGGACTATCTGTTCCGGCTCAGGTAATATCTCGTATATAGGTATCCATCGTCGTTTACAGTAGGTCCTGACCAAACCTTTCGTCCCCCTCAATCAACGGACTACCTGTATTCAGATCCCATGCATTTCTCATACTTGTGTCCCTCCCTCTATAACTTTATCTGTGATGTGTGTTATCTTCGTGCATGCCCCTGTTGTATACTTATCCGGTATTTAAGGGTTTCGACTGTGATTATAAAAAGAAGTCACCACTTACTTACTAGATCAGCAGCCTTCTTGGGTAGGTTATTCACGACTTCCAACGGACTGGCATACTGAGCCTTGAATTTCCCGATTGTCTTTTGTCCTATTCCTGGAAGCATTGATAACCACTCCTCCGCCGATCCACATTTGAATGCCGGATTTGGAGCATCCATTGACGGCAAGTAGTTGTGAATTTCTAACAGCTTATAAAAAGTCTCATCAAAGCTGAGTGTGTGGAACATCCGAGTTTGACGCTCTTGCTCGTGCATTAGGAACTTCGTCATCGTAGAATATTTCATCCTCGGGACCAGATGAGATCCCTCCATGATGAGTACATGACCATCTGAAACCCAGTATATTCCTTCCAGAAGGAGCCCCACTCTATCATAATGTAAGCGCATCTTCTGGAGACGGTCCTCCAGCCCTCCGTAGTTCGCAGCGAAGTCTCCGACTGACTTCCGCTCAATACCGATGCTCTGATTACCATTCTCGATATAATAGTCCCCGAGATTCAGCCCGAGGCACGTAAATTTGAATTCCGGACACTCCACACCTGGAGGAAGATCGACGATAAGCTCCTTGATTCGGGGAATGAATTTCTCCCTGGTATCCACAATTATAACCATTATTTTATTCCATCCATGATATTTATTATTGATCCAAACGATCTAATATATTCATCAACGGAAACTGATCCCCTAAGGATATATGATGGATGGAATACAGCAACGAACTTCATTCCATCCTTTTCAAAAGTACTAGATGAATAGAGAGTATCCTGTACTGACTTTGTTATCCTCTTGCCGGGAAAGAAGTAGTTGAGGGCAGTTGCTCCCAGTAACACAATTATCTTAGGTTGTAATAACAGGAGTTGTGCTTCCAGCCAGTGAGAACATGCATTGACCTCTGTCTGGGTTGGTTTCCGGTTGCCAGGTGGTCTACATTTCAGTATGTTTATTATTGCAAAGTTGTTTATATTATTCGCTAGAAGGACTTTGTCCAGAAGTTGTCCACTCCGACCGACGAATGGTATACCCTGCTCGTCTTCTTCAGCACCCGGAGCCTCTCCGATCAAGAGGATGTCAGGGGTGGACATTCCCCTGAAAACAACGACATTCTTTCTGGTAGTACATAGTGTGCAATCTGTACAATGAAGTATGTCGTTATTAAGATCCTCGATCTTCATGTGAATAATCCCGGTTCAGAACTCTCGTAGTCCTCTTGGAGTTCATCCACGAACTTCCCGAGAAGGTCACGCAGCTCTCCAATCTCCGACCAGGTCAACGCCAACGGAGCCAGGATTCCGAATGCCATGTCATCAAAGTCAGTGGTCACACTGATATTGACTATCCTGGTTCGGGGTTCCTCCGGGGGAAGATCATCCACGAGTACGATCCAGGTCCGGTTATCCAGTCCTGATGATATCTTCACTATCCCGTTTACTTCAAGACCCCGGAGAACCGTATCAACAAACCCTATCGAAAAGCCATCCTTATATGCCATATTAAGGTTGGACCTCGTTGATATCATGTTCATTTCCTTGAGGTAAGTGGTAACCCATCTCCGGGCTTCCCGGAAGTTCCTCCTCATATCACCGTTGATCTCTTTTGCTTTCCATCCACATTTCTCACATAGAAACGTCGGTGATCCTGATACTGTGTTGCAATCACTTGTTTGTCGATGCAGGCACTGAGACCTTTCGATCAGGTCACTCTTACAGTTTGGACATCTTTTTGTCATAATCACCACAGCTCCCTTGGGATCATCAGTTCTATGAGGACCTCCACTGGTGAGGGCTTTTCGATCTCATGACAGAACTCGGGACTGAACTCGAACATGTAGGCATTGCTCAGAACTTCCGCTACTTGGATCATCTCTTCACCCTTCTTCCGCTTGACGAGCCGGAGGGATGCGTCACTGATATAATCAGCGCCGTTCGGATAGATCTGAGCTTTAGGTTCCCCGGTCTCGTAATCCGGGACTATCCTATGAATCATGGCAACATTGAAATCCTGTTGGATCTCCGTTAATACTGCCTGCATGTTTTGTGTTACGTGCCCAAATTGCTCCTTTGCTGGGAAGGGAGCCCGCTTTGTATTCAGCTTGGGATCTTCGACCCACCTCTGGACCTCCAAACCTCTCCATCTGTAAGTATCATCCAGGATTATCCAGACGTTGCCTTCCCCGCTGGGAATTGATGCCTTAAACTCCCTTGCCTTTTCTATACCAGCCATAAAGTCTACGTATGTTTTGGCAAAGCAGTACTGCTTATTTAGATCGAATCCCGGCACCTTGGATACCCAATGTACTTCACCCGCACGTCGTTCCGGTGTAGCTATACTTCTCCATCCCTCTCCTACTGACCTATTGAGGGCTATTGGATTGAATGTTATCGACCGGAACCCTAGTTTGACGGGCGGGAAATCTATTACGAATGCGTTAGGGAACGATGCCCCGAAATACGTCTTTCCGATCTTTGTTTCCCCCGATACCGATATCAACAGGGGATATGCTGCATTACACTGGGGAAGTCCTACCGTTTCCCCTGGTGCATTAACACCATCACTCATCTTTTATCTCCGTATCCTTTCAACTCTTCGACGAGCTTCCTGGACCTCGCCTCAGACACAATAATTCTATGTATAGCATCTTCTACAGTTTCCCCCGGTTTACATATACAGTGTTCTATCTCTTTATACTCAGTCCCGAGAAAACTAACATTGACGCTTACATTATCTATACTACTCATCATACCTCCTAAATGTTGGAGGGAGAGGCGAGGTCCTCAAGGAACCTCACCTCAAGTTATCAGCTTGCTTAGAAGCCGAA